AGTAAATTGAGTTTCGTCTAACAGTGTGTCGTCCATTTCATTTGACCATCCTGATTTAACCCACCATCCTTTTCGTAATCTACGTAAGATGTCAGTTCGAGCCTTACTGTGATAATCAGTAAATTCATCAATACCATAATTAAGAATCTCTGGTAAATATTCTAATAAATTTGCGTCTGTTGACATCGCCATATCTTATTCTCCTAGTGTGATATGAGGGGTTTAACCCCCTCATATATTGCTAATAATCTAACTTAGATTATGCTTGGTCAATGATTATAACACCACGGTTAGCGTCAATCACGCCAGCGCCAAATGCCGCTGATGCAACTACATCAAAACCAACTGCTGCCGCTCGGCGTTCCACTTCAAGGTTAACTCCACCTTGTGTTGCTAATCTCATTGCATCTGATGATACAACAACCATCTTAGGATTAATCGCACCGCCTAAAACAGTGTTATTCAAATAACTTGAAATAAAGCAATTTACACCTGCCAATTTGCCAAAGAATCCATTTCTCATTGCTGATGTTTGGAAATCTCCGCCAGCGAATGCGGCATTGCCGACTGCTGTCATTAGATGAGCGTAAGCATCTGTAGAGATAATACCCCACAACTCTCCTGTTTCACCATTGCCTCTAATTGTTGCAACTGCCGCAAAAACTTCATCAAGGTCTAAATTACCTGACGTGATTTCTTGCTCTGTTAAGCCTGACATTGCTGCCGTAACTGTGTGATCCACAGATTTTGCAACAGAATTACCCAAGATCCGCCCTAATTCTTTAGGATCTACACCACCAATATCTCTTAATACCGAACGAGCGGCATGAAGGTCTAAAGTGATTTCATTTTTCGTATCTGAAGGTAGTCTTGCTTCTAAATCTACACCAGTGCCTGCTTCCGACGTTAGTTTTTGTGCTGTTACAGCCCCCATTACTGGGACCTGTGCTTTCATTGAACCTGTGGGAACATTTATCATTGGTATAATACCGCCTGATAGATACAGCGAATTTTCTTGTGCTGTATATACTGTTGCGGCTTTCGTATTTACCATCAAAGCATCTAAATTGATGCCCGATGCGTATGCTTCTTGTGCCATGTTACTGACTCCTTATATTAAATTAATTTACCAGAAGACATCAATTCTTTATAGATTTTTCTGTCTGCTGGCTTAGTCATATCTAAGTCAGCAACATTATTGTTACCAATACTTAAATCTGAACCCTGTGAACCTGAACTTACGACTCCTCTAGCACCGCTTCTAACGAAGTGGGTATTAGCATCTAAAAATTCGTTCACCAAACTTTCCAAAGTCTTTGGCTCTGATGTATCAGGGTCATATACAACTTGTTTATCAGCACTGTACACTACAGGTCTACCAGTTTCATCTAGTCCAACCTGATTCCTTAATAATTGTGAAACTTGTTCAGGATTGACCGCGTTACGATTTCCGGCTGCTGCCAGAAGTGTACCATCTACTTTCATAGTTGTCAATTCCGTTCTAAGTGTGTTTAATTCTTCTTCGTACTTGGCTTTTTGAGTTCCAAGGACTTGGTCAAATTCTTCACGTTTTTTCATCGCCTCTAACTCACGCTCATCTTCTGCTGATTTTAACGTCTTATATTCATTCATATCAATGTCTGAGAATCTTTTTTTATATTTCTCTAATCTTGATTGAACAATTTTGTCAACATCCGCTTGTGAAAAGTTGCGTTCTTCCTGGATTGTTTCTTTTTCATTTAACTCAGTACCAGTAACTGTATCATTTTCTTTTTCACTCGATGATTCGAGTCCCGCTGTTACGCCCTGTTCGGTCATGGCTATACTCCTTAATTGTTATATGTATTTATAAGTTCCATAAATCACTCAATATCGTCAGTTTTGACTTCAGTAGCATCTATTTCTAAATCAATATCGTCTATAGAATCACCACTAACTATTGTTATTTTCGCTATTTGCTTATAAAGTTCTTTTCGAAATGTGGCACTAGGCACATTTAGAGATAACGCTTGTGCATACAATGCCAAGTCGGCATGTTGGTCTCTTAAATCAAATGACTTATGATACATCACGTTAAATTCTTTTGGTTCGGCTAATCCTGAATACTTCCAGAATAGCCTCCATACATTTTGTTCTGCTTGTTCTAATTTTGAACTCTTGTCTGCTAATCTTGTATTCAACATTTCAAATTCTGTTGCTAATGCAATACCACTCTTAACAGACAATCCCTTGGCTGCCATAATAGCACCAAGATGAGTCATACGAAGCATTGCTTCAATATGAGCATTAATCATTGTCATAATAGAACTAATATTTGTTCCACTTGGCTCTATCAGATACGGCTTCAATGCTGGGTCAGTTTGGTCATTCATATTAATCACCGCTCCTGCTCCTGCCATTGCTGAAGTCTCTTCTGTTTTAACCAATGTTGGATGATTTGAGACCCTTATACCTTGCTCACTTTCTGATAATAAGTTGAACACTGCTTGTTGAATCTTGGCTACATCAGCAATATCACTTCGACCAATACCTTTAACTGGTCCACGATTTGCTTTCAATATAACGAATGGAATTTCACCAATATCGTTCTTCTGTGTGTCTATTAACTCTGTTGTTTCTTTCTCTGAGTTAACCTCGTACGTAACTATTTCTTCTTCGGTCCATACAATATAACGAGTTATATCAATTGTGACTTCTTCTTGTGTTTTTAGATAAGATAATTTTTCACTACCATTAGTTTCTTTTCGAAACTTCCAATCAATGACATTCTCCGGGGTAAACAATTTTGCATATGGTCTAATGTCATTAGCAATCTCTTGTTCAACTGTTGAGACTCCTTCCTGCCATCCTTTCGTTACCATTATCCATACGTGCCCATATATCATAGCGGCATCATTAGCGGACCGCATGAATTCGTTCAAATTCTGCTCTTCAAAATCTATGTCGGCCAGAAATCTCTGTACTATAATATTATCCTGTAAGTCACCAAATGTTCTTACTGGTGTGTTTCTGAATAAGAAACTTCTGTAAGTGTCAATGACTAACTTAACTAAATTATCAAGTGCAGTATATTCAAGTCGTTGACCATATTGGTCACCTGGCGCATCTTCTTCAAATAGGTATTTTCTTAATAATCCCAAATGAGATAGTCTATAATCTTCACCACCTTTGAAAGACGTATTATAATAATTCCATCTACTAATATACTTTTCATAATATGGATGCTTATCTTCTAATTTCATTCTATCACTCCTAATTTAAAATACGCCCCAAGAACGTGTGTAATCTGGTTCAATTTCTCTTGACACTGGAAACATATAGTCAACACCATAACCTAAGGCATCTGGGAAATGTGAGTAATCATTTTTACCACCTTTATTAGGAATAAGCGTATTCTCCTTGTAACTAAATCTTGTTAATGATTTAATCAATTCTCTGCATTTTGGGTCAATAAACAATCTACATACATCATTACTATTTAGCAGTAAAGAATTGGTAGCATTGACCCTATCACGCACAAATGGTGCTCTTCTTTTATATCTAACATCCCATCCTGCGTTCTGTAATATTGATATATCTGTTCTTCCACCCGAACTGGATCGTCTCTGGATTCCAGCGGGATCCGGAAAACAAGTTATATGTTGATGAGGATAACGATTCCTCACTTCTTGTACCATTTCGTCAGTATTACTCGAATATAGGCATATCTCGTCTATAACCCATAGTCCTGTGTCTGTAGGCACTGCTATCAGGGTGGCCATGGGACTAACTCCAAAGTCTGTTAAAACATAGATTGATTTTAATTCTTGTTTGTTCTCTTTATATTTCTTTACATTATTCTTTGGTTTAAATGCATAGTACACTATATTTGTGGATGTTTCGAATGAGGCCAAATACTCTTGCGAAAATGTTTTTTTGTCAAGTGTTCTCTTTGCATCTTCTATTTCTTCTTCAGTTACATTCTCCCCCTCGGCGGTGGTAAACTGCCACGCCCCCCAGTTTTTATGAGTCGCAGCCATATCAAATAAATCTTTGAGATGATTATCCATTCCTTTTGGCGTACCGGTGAACAATGCCGATCCTTGTCTGTCTGACAATGTTGGTCTAAGTACATCAGTCCAAACGTCAGACTTTAGGTCTTGGCACTCATCGAGAATGGCCAGGTCTAGTCCAATTCCTCTAAGTGAATCGGGATTATCCGCAGATTTTAGCATTATAAGACTATTATTCGTCAATAGTATCTCCAATCTTGATTCGTTTATTTTCTTTATCCAATTCAAATCTCTTAATTTATTCTTTAATGGCAACCACATTATGGTTCTACACATCTGGTACGTTGGGGCTACGTACATAACCTTCTTATTAGGATGTCTCGCAACTTCCGCAATTGCTCTAAGACAACTGGCGGATTTACCCCACCTTCTACCAGCAACTATCACCTTAAATCTTTTGTCGGAATAAGCAACTACCGCTTGATTTTTAGTTAACGGCATTATATTTCTAAGTCATCCATCCATGGTAATATGTTATTCTCGTCTGACTGCATAGGCTGGTCACTCTGTCCAAGTATTGCTTTACCAAGAAATATAAGCATAGTTGTATTCCCTTGTAGTGCATTCTTCAGTTGAGCCCTGCGAAGGGCTTGCTTTGTCTCAATGCGCCCTTTTGTTATAATATCTCTAAAGTTGTACTTTAGTGTGTTCGCATCGATACCAAACCATTCTGCTATCTCTTTGTCAGTACACCAGAGTTTCGCTAATTTCTCTACTTCTTCAGGTATAACTACTTTCTTACCACGTCCTACTACAATTCCTTCTTTAGTTACTGTACCTTTCTTATCTTTTTTACTTCCCCTCATCATAGTACTCCATATCGTTCCACAATGTTCCGTTGGAGTGACGTGCTACTGCACCTGTCTTATCCTGCCATCTTTTTATGATGACATCTACATATTTCGGGTCGTACTCTATACTTCTACTAATTCTTCCTGTTTTCTCGCAAGCCATTAGGGTTGAACCTGACCCACTAAATCCATCATATACTATCTCACCTGGCTTTGTTGAGTTGTATATATGGTATGCTATCAACTTAACTGGCTTCACAGTTGGATGCAATAATTCTACCAACTCTTTTTGTCTTACTCTTCCAAACTTAAATACGTTTGAGTGTATTGACTTGACTATCTTTAACAGTTTGTCTCTTGACATCTTGTCATAGTCGTCTAAGTCATTTACATTTGGATTAATGATTTTACCGTACCAGTTGTGTTCTGCTCCTTTCTTCCATCCATATAGTATAGGTTCATAATACTTTGCATAATCTACCATCCACGCACTTGGTTGTTCTTTCTTCCATATAAGCGTATCTGATATATGTACTTTATGTTTCTTTAATAGGTCTTTAAATTGTTTGTTAAAGTTAATATCGTGAGTCCAATATATCGAACTACCATTGCGCCAATATGGCATAATCACT